TTCGAGATGTTATCGGCCGTGACAGCGATGACGAAGCCAGCCAGAGCGTCGCGACGATGCGCGAGCATGACGAATACTTTACCTATGTGGTGCGGGACCGCGAAGGCCGGGTGCTGCTGCGCTCGCACAAGGCGGACCTGTCCGTCTTCCCACCCTTCACCGGCATGGGTTTTGCGGATACTCCGACGCACCGCGTCTATTCCGACGCCGCCCTTCAGGGCACGGTGACGATTACGGTCGTTGAACCGCTGGCCCGCCGCAGCGCTGTAGCGCGCGAGGCGCTGCTTGGCCTGGCGCTGCCGCTTGGCCTGATCGTCCCGGCCAGCCTGATCGGGGTATGGGCGGTGGTGCGCCTGTCGATGGCACCGCTCCGGCGTTTCCGCGCGCAGATCGAAGCGCGAGGCGCCGGAGACCTGACCCCCATCTCCACGGCGGGCCTGCCGTCCGAGGTGCAGCCGAACGCGCAAGCGGTGAACCGTCTGCTGGAACGTCTCAGGCACACATTGGAGGCCGAACGCAGCTTCACCGCCAATGCTGCGCATGAGCTGCGCACGCCGGTGGCCGCCGCGCTCGCTCAGACCCAAAGGCTGATCATCGAAACGTCGGACAAGGCTGGGCGCGAACGCGCACGCGATATCGAGGCGGCGCTGCGGCGCCTCTCCAGGCTATCGGAAAAGCTGATGCAGCTTGCAAGGGCCGAGGGCGGACGCCTGCAGGCCGCCGCGCCGACCGATGTCGCGAACATTCTGCGCATGCTCGTCGGCGAAATGGCGAAAGGCGCGGACGGCGCTGGACGGATCGAACTGACGCTCCCCGACGCTCCGGTGCTCTCGCACATCGACGCCGACGCCTTCGCCATCCTGGCACGCAACCTGATCGAGAATGCACTGAAGCACGGCGGCCCTCATGAGTCGGTGCGCGTGACGCTGTCGGCCGACGGCCTACTGCGTGTTACCAATGCCGGGCCGGCCGTGCCGCCCGATCTGCTGTCCCGCCTTTCCGAACCGTATGAGCGCGGCCGCACGCAGGCCAGCGGCACCGGTCTGGGCCTTGCTATCGCCAAGGCAATCGCCGCAGGCACAGGCGGCAGGATCGATCTCATCTCTCCGCGATCGGGGCGCGAAGACGGGTTCGAGGCGAGTTTCCGGATAGCCAAGTCTGCCTGATACGGGCAGCAACCATCCCAAATAGCAACTGACTATTGAATTTTTTTGAATCATTCTAATCTAGAAGAATCGCGGTGAAGACCGCCGTCGATCGCGCGCTGGAGAGTACGTTGTCACGGCACTTACCAAACATATCGATCGTCCTAACCGCGGCAACCGTGGTAGGCCTTGCGCTTGCTTTGTCGGGGATTTGGTTTCTCGACGGTCAATTCGCCCCGCAGGTCACCGGGGCAGGCACGCTGCTCGCTTATCTTGCCGGCGGCGTGCCGGCCGGCTGGCGGGCATGGAAATCCCTGTGGAACAATCAGGTGCTCGATATCGATCTCCTGATGGTCGTCGCGGCAATTGCCGCCGCCATTGTCGGCGCGTCTGTCGAGGGAGCTGTATTGCTAACTCTCTTCAGCCTATCCACGACGCTTGAGGAGCGGGCCATGGGGCGGGCGCGCAACGCCGTCAAAGCCTTGATGACGCTGCGGCCGGAAACGGCATTCCGCAAATCGAATGACGGCACCGTCAAGGAGATCGCAGCTTCCGATCTTGCGATCGGCGATCTGGTCATCCTTCGCCCTGGTTCCCGGGTTCCGGCGGATGGCATGATCGTCAGCGGGCAAGGCTCACTGGACGAATCCACGATCACCGGCGAATCAATGCCCGTCCGCAAGCAGCCGGATCAGCAAGTCTTTGAAGCGACGGTGAACCTCGACGGCGTCCTCGAGGTGAGGATCACAAGAACCCTGGCGCAAAGCACGGTCGCGCGGATGATCGCGCTCGTCACGGAAGCGCAGGCCGCCAAGGCGCCGTCTGAACGGTTCAGCGCCTGGTTCGGGCAGCGCTACACGATGGCGGTTCTCGTGGGTGCCGTCGTCACGCTTGGCGTTTTCTATCTGCTCGGGAATGACTGGGAGACGGCGCTCTACCGGGCCGCAACCATGCTCGTCGCGGCCAGCCCCTGCGCCATCGTGATCTCCGTGCCTGCCGCGATACTGTCGGCGCTTTCCGCGGCCGCGCGCGGCGGCGTTCTGTTCAAGGGGGGTGGCGCGCTCGAAACGTTGGCTGCCGTCGACACCTTCGCATTCGACAAGACCGGAACGCTGACGACCGGCCGTGCGGCGGTGACGCAGATCGTGGCGCTCGACGGCGACGAGAACCGCTTCCTGTCCCTGTTGGGCGGTCTAGAGGCGCATTCGGAGCACCATATCGCTGCGGCGATCCGCAGGGAGATCGTTCGGCGCGGCCTCGACGTCGCAGCGGTCGTCGACGTAACGGCGCGCCCCGGCGCCGGCATCATCGGCCGCGACGGTTCCGGCCCGATATGGGCCGGCAATTCCTACCTGGTCGAGGAAATGAAGGCTTCCGTCGATCATGGCGGGCTAAGGGCCCTCGCGCACCACGCACAGACCATCGTCTATCTCGGGCGCGGCCCGACCGTGCTGGGCGCCGTCTGCGTGGCGGACGAGCCGAGAGCCAGCTCTATTCCGGCGCTGGCCGCCCTGCGCGGCGGCGGCGTGCGGCGGATCGTCATGATGACGGGGGATCGCAGGCCGGTGGCGTTGCGGGTCGGTCGGGAGTTGGGGTTCGCCCCGGAAGAGATCCATGCCGAGCTGTTGCCGGAGGACAAGGTGCGTCGCGTCGGCGAGCTTGCAAGCCGCGGCAAGGTCGCCTTCGTCGGCGACGGCGTGAATGATGCTGCGGCTCTCGCCCGTGCCGACGTCGGCATCGCGATGGGCGCGGCCGGCTCGGAGGTCGCCCTTCAGGCCGCCGACGTGGCGCTGCTGTCGGAAGACATGGAAAAGCTCGCCGACGCCCACCGTCTCGCGCGTCGCTCGGTCATGGTCATCCGGCAGAACCTGATCTTCGCAATCGGCATCATGATGGTGCTTGTCGCGGGCGGGTTGTTCTTTGAGTTGCCGCTGCCGCTGGCAGTCATCGGGCATGAGGGCGGCACCGTCCTGGTCGTGTTGAACGGCTTGCGTCTGCTGTCGGGTGGCGGTCGCCGGGACGCAGTTAAAGATAGGTTCGGTTTATCTGGTTGCGAAAAACATGAGTCACTATCCTCTGCAATAAGTCAGTTGAAACGCCTTCCTCTGGCTAACAACAAAGCCGAGCGCACTTATGTGAGTACGAGCCGGTAGTGTTAGCGCTGTCATATGCCTCAAGGAATCCGCCGATTGCGCAACCGTTTGCCACACGGCATGTGCGTTGGATTTGACGGATTGTTTCGTTGGACCCGGTGCAGGTAATATGGCCCAGCTCTTCCGCTGCTATGGCATGATGAGCACATTGTATCGTTGCCGTCAGCAACGAAAAGATGATCAATGGTGTCGGGCTAATGCGACATACTGCCATGACGTAAACGTGAGGAACTTCTGGGTAATCTGTCGGCTGAACGCTGAAGCGTATGATAATTCTCGCCGGTGCTGTTATGGCTTGTTTGAACGTGCTTTGCGGAGAAGCACTAAAGCACGGCACCAAGGAATCAGCTTCAAAAGCCGAGCACAACAACGGTCCGCGCGCGTTATGAGGTTATGGCAAACCCATTCTTTACGATCGGACATTCGACGCGCCCACTCGCCAGCTTCGTGGACTTGCTGCGAGAGGCGGAGGTCGTGTTCGTCGTCGACGTGCGGACCGTCCCTCGCTCACGCACCAACCCGCAATACAACCGCGATATACTTCCTGCGTCGCTATCTGTATTCTCGATCGGATACGAGCATATCGCCGCACTCGGAGGCTTGCGGGGCCGTAAGCGGGACGTGCCGTCAGACTTAAACGCATTTTGGAAAAATCAGAGCTTTCACAATTATGCGGACTACGCCACGAGCGAAGACTTTCGGTGTGGGCTTTGCAGACTCCGTGAATTGGGACATGCATATCGATGCGCGATTATGTGTTCCGAAGCCGTATGGTGGCGATGCCATCGGCGGATCATCGCGGACTACCTGATGCTGGCAGGCGAAGTTGTCTTCCACATTCTGGGACCAGGTCATATCGATCGCGCCCGTATGACGAGCGGAGCTAAGAGTGGGCCCGCGGGAACGTTGATTTATCCCGTCGATAGCTGAAAGCAACGATCCGGCTTACCGAAACAATGACACCACCCAAGTGACAATCTTGCCGGCGAATAGCGAAACGACCCAACCGAGCGCCGCAATGATACTGGTGCCGAGAGCGAATGCGCCGGCGATTTTCCAGCGGGTAACGGCATAGCCGGCAACGATCGGCTCCATGGTCGCTACGGTATCGGCGAGCGGCTTCATATCCGCTTCGATCTTTGCGACGCGCCCGCTGATGCCCTCAAGTCTTTCCTGGGTTTCCCGGTGATGCTCGGCCGAGGACTGCCGCACCTCGGCTACCGAGGCCGATAGGCCACGGACTTCGGCCTCAATGTTGCCGATGACACGACTGATTTCGTCGAGCTTGGTCATAGATGCAACTCCAACACCGAGGAGTGTCGGCGTTCGTCGGCAATACAGAGCAGTTTCGACTGGACTTCAGCAGAAACCGGGTAGCTTCATCGCTTGAAGATGCGAGCGACCTTTTCGACGGTCCTGCCGCCGACGTATGCGGTGACGATGATGCCAGCCCAATCGGCAACCATGCCGGTGATCGGGTCAGTGCTGCCGAGTCCGAGTACCTTGTCCCAGACGATCACCTTCCAGAGATAGATCACGATGGGGACAGCGAGCAGCGGCCGGATAATGGCCGTGTACCAGCGACCCTGCTCGGCGATAGCGATGGCGGAGGCCTCTTTCCGCGCAGCGATCTCAGCCTCGATTTCCTTTGCCGCCAGGTCGGCCGCGATACGGTCCTGCGTGTTCGCAGCCTCGAGTTTGGCCTTGTAGGCGCCGATCAGGCCGTTGACGACAGGGCCGCCCAGGAAACTTGCGAGCCACGTCCACATCAGCCCGCGTCCCTCTTGAGCGTGCGGCGGCGCGCGAGTTCGGTCACGAGCGCAATCGCGATGATGTAGTAAGGCACGTACTTGGGGTCGAACAGGAGCTGGATGTTCTCTCTGATCCCTGGCAACTCGAGGAGGCCCGCTATTGCTTCGAGCGCGGCGAACACGAGCCCGCCCAGACCGACGATCCGTGCCCACAGAATCGTCACCGAGTGCTTGAACCACGCCTTGATGCGCTCCCACATGGCTCAACCCCCCGTGAACGCTTTGATCTTGGCCGCGACGCGGACGATCAAGGACCGGAGGCTCGACCAGGTGAAGATCGCGGCCACGTAGCCGGCGATCAGCGCAGCGATGAACCAGAACATGCGTTTTCCTCCTATGCTGTCAGCGCCTCGATGGCGGCGACGATGTTGCGGTGGATGACGAGGTCTTCATCGATGCGGACATGCAGTTGGTCGCGGCGATCGATTGTGGTGCGTGCCTTCCAATGCGCTTCGCTCTCGCCGTCGGCTGGCTTCACGACGCCGCGGCCAACAGGATCGACCTTCTGATAGGGGTTGTAGATACGCCTGACGTTGAGCGGGACGCTGAGCGCGAACTGCGCCCCCGGATCGATCGCGGCGAGGTAATCGACCTCGATGTTTCTCTCGGCCAGTCGCGCCGCGATCATGATCGCAGCGTTGGCTCCGAACGAGTGACCATTGAGGGCAATCAGCCGACCTGACTTGTGAGCAGCGATGCAGGCCGCAGTGAGATTTGCGACGTACTCGAACCCGAAGATGCCGTGGTCGTCGATGGTGGCACTGACGCCGGGAATTTCGTTCAACAGAGTGGTCAGCTTGACCATGCCGTTCGACGGAAACCGTCCAAGGCCGCGGATATTGAAGGCACGCACCTTTCGCATGGCGCGCGCTCAAATCGCCGGCACCGGCAAGAGGCCGGGAGTGGGCGCGTGTTGCTTCCGCTGTTGCCACCAGTAAAAGGCGACCCAGCCGATCCCGGCGATCAGGACAAAGCCGCCGGCGACTGCGAGGATGGTCCAGGGGTCGTACCCAGAGTCGTGCAAGGTCTTTGCCGTGGCGCCGCCGGCGGCGACGGGAGTGGCGGTCGTGACCTTCTGCACGCCCTTCGGGAGCGGCACGACACCCTTCGCCGGCGTGGCCTCCGTGGGGATGGGATGCGACGCGGGCGAAGTGGCGACGACCATGTGCTCGGCGAGCTTGAGCGAGAACGCCCTGACCTCGGCGACCCGGCGGTCCCAGCCCTTGCCGAACACAGGCCAGGTCTTGAGACTTTTCAGGAAGCGCAGCCGCTCGTCATTGATTGCGGTCACTAGCGCCTTCGGATGGCGCGTGGCGACGGCGCGCAGCACCTCGTCTGTCACTACATGCGTCGTGTCGGGAAGCCCGACGACACGACGCAGCACCTTGCCGCTGCGGCCGATCCCCGAATTCACGCCGTAGTCGAAGACGCTGTAGTCGACGCCGGCGGGCAGTCCGTCGCAGCGCTGCGCATCCCAGTAGCGCTTGCGGTAGATCGCTCTCGCTTGGTCGACCGACATGGCACGCACGTCAGCCGCCGTGGCATCGGGCTTGATGTACTTGCGGTAGTCCGCAAGCGTGATGCCGAAATTGGTAGGTCCGCCGGGATCGGAGGGATGGTTAGTGTAGCCGCCCTCGTGCGCGAGCAGGCGCCGCAGCGCCTCGTCGTAATTCGCAGCAGACATTGGCACCTCCAGAAAATGCGAAAGCCGCCCGGAGGCGGCTGTTGGCGTGGTGGTTGATGGGAAGGACTCAGGGGACGTAGTGGCCCCAGAAGTGCGACTGGTCGCTCTCGATGTAGCCGTCGTTGGTCGCGAGATTGACCCGCACGTCGATCACGTCGTTGGCCACCAGTGGCGTCAGGACGGTCAGATTGTAGGTGGTGACATCGTCGACCGGAGCGCCGGAGATTGCTCGTCCGCGTCCGAGCTCGGCGCCATTCTTGTGGAACGTCGCGATCACCTTGGTCGGGACCGTTGCATTGGCCTTGAAGCGCAGCGAGAAGCCGAGCGCGTAGAGGCCGGCAAACGGTGCTGTGAAGTTGTTGTTGCTGCCGTTGAAGGCGTTCTGGCCGTTGGAGTCGGCGTTATTAAATTGGACCTTGGTCCAGGTATTGGCGGCGATGTAGTTGTCGAAGTTGGTATAGGCGGAGAACTTCGGCGCGAGCGGCAGCTTGAGCCTGCCGCTGTTCCGATCGACCACGAATCCGGTGAAATAGTTCGATCCGTCCGGCGAGACCTTAACGGTGAAATCGTCGTCGCCGAGGAGGCCGAACAGGGCTCTGGCGGAATAGTTGGTCTGGAAGGTAAGCGCGACATCGTCGCCGGCAGCCGTCTTGTTGAATGTGAAGCGGACGTCGTCGGTCTCGCGGTCGAACAGGAACGCAGTGCCCTTGACGATCAGAGCATTGTTGGCGTCCGCGGCCGCGCCACCGAGGCCGACGTGTCCGGTGTCCTTGTCGATCGAAACGGCGAGATAAAAGGTCGAGCCGTCGGGCGAGACCTTGATGGTGAAGTCGTCATCGGCGATGAGCCCGAACAGCGCGCGCGTGCTGAAGGCGTCCTGGAACGTGAAGCCCGCGTCCCTCGCCGCCACGCTCTTGTTGAGCGCAACCCGCATGTGCCCGGTGCCGGGGGTTACGTCGTCGTGGCTGAGCAGCACCCCGTCGGACTTCACGGCCAGGCGGTTGGTCGCGTCCGCAGTGGTGCGGATGCCCAGCAGCGCCAGGTTCTGGATGGCGGACACAGTCGACAGCGCGTCGGCCCAGGCTGAGCCGTTCCAAGCGAGCAGCGCCGCCTCATCGACAACCCAGGCGAGCCAGCCAATCTTTGGAACAAAGAAGCGCCAGGCGCCATCGAGCCACGCGGCAATGTGGTTGGCATGGCCGGCCCAGGCGCCGGTCGGGCTTCCCGCCACGATGTAGCGCGCGCCTTCCGCCGGCGGGCCGAGCGGGGCGCTGAGGCTACGGTCGAGCACGGCGAGCTGGACGAGCGCGTCGAGGTCGGAGAGCGCCTCGTTGACGCTGACGTGTTTCTGCGCCTGGTCCGCCGCGAGCTGCGGCAGGCCCAGATTGGGTGTCGGCATGGGTGGTCCTCAGAGGGTGGAAAGGGTCTCGGCGGTAACACCGCGGCCGTAGGCGCGCGAGATTTGCGCGACGCGCCATGCGAGCGAAGTCGGCGGTGCGCCGAAGTCGGCGGTCTGCTGAGCGGCGGTGTAGAGCGCACCCTGGTTTGTCACGCGAATAGTTCGGGCGACATTTGCGCCGTCCACGATCAGAACGTCGTACTCTTCGGTCTCTTCGCCGAGCGGCACCTCGTTGAGCCAGGAGTCGCCGCCGACGCGGGTGCGTCTGATCCACGACAGCTGGACATCGCCGGACGACGGGTTGCGGACCGCCTCAAGGTGCACCGGCGCGAGCGGTCGTAGGCCGTTGCCGATGTTGGTGAACACGACCTCGCCGGAAAGATCACCGCTCGGTCCCTGCGGCACCGGCGCATAGCGCCAGGCAATCTCGATGCCGATGCGCGAGACCGAGAAGTTGGGGCGCGGCTGGCGGGCCGGGTCCAGCAGGATGAACCGGCTGCCGGTCGCATGCGCCGCGACCTCGTGCTCGGTGCCGCGCTGGCCGCGCAACAGCCGGCTCAACCGATAGCGGCCCTCGGCGATAAGCTCGGCATTGGCGAACTGAATGACCTCGTCGCCGACGAGCGCGGCATTACCGCCCGCGAGCACCCGCTCGTCGGCGAGGCTTTGTAGCGAGCCATAGTCGAGCTGGACCTCTACCGTATTGACGCGGTCCCAGCGCCACGCCGGACCGGGCGCGAGCGCGGTGACAGTCTCGCCCATGATGGACGGCAGTCCGACACCCGCTGCGACGATATAGTCGAGCGCGTCCGCTGTCGGTTGGAACAGCGTTGCGCCGCGGAAGCGGCCAGTGCCGACCGGGCAGGCGGCCACATAGAAGCTCGGCGCCGAGGCCTCGTGGCTGTCGACCATGATCGGCATGTCGAGGAGTTCGACGCGGACCGGCGCCACCGGTTCGGGGACCGAGGGCGGCAGTACGCCGCTGCCGGTCGGCGCCGTGTAGAACTCGGGGATGCCGCCGTCGGTCGCGACGCCGCGCAGGAGCACCAAGCCGGGCTTGCCGTAGGTGACGGCAGTCAGTCGGATGCGGCGCCAGATGCCGTCGATCGGCACTTCCACGATATCAGTCGGGTCGTACCGCACCGCGCGCGTCGGCAGCCGCAGATCGACCGCCTCGCGGCCCTGCCACATCTCGCGCAGCGCCCGCTGGCCTATAGCCTGAGCCTGCTCGACGGTGAGCACGATCGGGAAGCTCAACGTGTTGACGCTTTCCGACTGCCCGACCTGCTTGCGGACAGTAATGGTCGAGGACTGGTAGTCGCGCCCTTCGTCGATATGCACCACATCGACCGCGATCGGCAGTTCGGTGTCCTGTGTGCGCTCCACCTTGACGCGCGAGCGGTCGCTGTCGTTCTCGCTGGCGCCGAGATCGTTCGGATCAAGCGTAATCGGCGCACCGGCGCCGCGCTTGACGAACACCAGCACGCCGTCGCGCTCCACCGCATCAAAGAAGTACGCCGTCTGCAGGACAGCGATCATGTCGCGCACCGGCTTGCGCTCGGTCACGACGTAGCCGACAACCTCGTCGTCCAGCGTCGTCACATCGAACTCGCTCTCGGCCAGGCCGGCCCGCAGACACAGGTCACGGACGATCTCGGCGAGCTGCATGTTACCGATTTTTCCTTCGATCCAGTGGCCGAGCCGGAAGTTCTCGCCGTCCGACCAGACGTTGGTGAGCGCCGGGAAGAACGGGTAAGGCCGGGCGTCCCAGCACCAGACAAAGCGGCGATCGACCATCGGGCCGTCGTAGATTGGCGAGGTCGGGTTGTTGGCTGGCTCCGCCCAGAACTCCTCCGTCGCTTCGATCGCGGCGCGCTGCACCACGCGGTCGACCGCGCGGTTCGAGTAATAGGGTGCGAAGCTCTCGATCGATTTCGGGTCGATGAAGACGTTGGGCTGGTTGGTGGCGCAGTTCACCGTCGGGAAGCCGTACTCGGTGAACCAGATCGGCTTTCCGAGCGGCACCCAAGCCGTCGCAGAAGCGGTCGGCACGCCGGCAACGCGCGGGACGTGCGCGTTCTCCCACCAGTACCGGATGTTCTTGATGGCCCAGAACGGATCATCGATCGGGGAATGCTGCGGGTCGAGGCCGCGACGCTCGAGGTCGCGGTCGGCCTGCGTGGCGTAGAAGTAATCGATCAGCTCGCCGGAGGCCCAGCCTTCGCCGATCGCCGCCTTGTCGTAGACGGCACGTGGCACGTCCGTGAGCGGGAAATACGCATCGATCCCGATCACGTCGATGTTCGGGTCCGCCCAGACCGCATCAAGCGGGAAGTCGACGTTCGCGCCACCCCGGTCATGGTAGCGGTACTCCGACCAGTCGGCCGCATAGGTGACGATGCAGGCCGGACCGAGCGCCGCCTTCGCTTCGGAGGCGATCTGCTGCCAGAACGGCACCGAAGGATAGTTGCCGGCGCCGTCACGAATCCGATTGAGCGCGACCATCTCGGAGCCGATGACGAACCCATCAACGCCACCGGCGTCTTCGGAAAGCGACATGCAGTGCCGAATGAAGCGCAGATATCCGTCGCTGCGTTCGAAGAAGCCCGCCACATCGGCCGCCGTGCCGCCGATCCGGCCGCGCCACGGAAACGGCGACGGATCAGGCGGCGGGATATCCATCATCAGGAACGGGTACAGCATCACCTTGTAGCCAAGGCTGCGCAGATGCTGGATTGCCCGGACCACCGACCCGTCGTTGATGGTCCCACCGTAGTAGAGGCCGGGAGAGCCATCAGGATTGATGTACGAGGACACCAGCGGCCATCCACCTGATCCCCCGATGACCGGCCGACCGACTCCCATCACCGACCAGAGGTACGGCGTCGTGTCCGGCAGCCGGTCCGGGTAGATCGAATATTCGGCCTCGGGCCGTATCGAGCAGCTCGCCACGTCGATCGAAGTCCCGAACCACGCATAGACGACGCTAACCCACTCGACGTTCGGCACCTCGCGCTTGAGGTTCTCGATCGAGACAGCGAAGTCCGCCGCCTTGCGGCCGGCATTGCTGTTGATGTTGGAATTGCGTACCCGGCTGCGCACCACATTGGGCTCGTAGGCCCATTCGCCGCTTGCAGGGATCAGGCAGACGCTGCGAACGAGGTGGCGGGCGTCGGCCACGTCCGCGCGCGAGCCGCGATAGACCTCGATCTCGAAGTTCGGAAAACGGTTGCCGTAGGGCGTGAGGTAAAGGTTTTCGAGGACCAGGTAGGCCAGGCCGCGGAATGCCGGAGTCCGGTCCGCGCCCTCGACCGCCTGGATCAGCGGGTCCGGTGATTGCGTCTCGTCTCCATAATAGGTGCGGATTTCATCGACGTGTTCGGGATCGAGCGGGGTCTTGTCGAGCCAGATGCGATAGATCGAGGTGACCGGGGCCTCGCAGATGCCGAGCGCCACATCGGCATAGTAGTGGTAGCTCGTGCGTGTGATGGTCTGCGTCCCACCCCCGCCACCGCCCTTGCCGCCACCACCAACCGTCTCGGTCTCGGTGCGGACCACTTCACGAATGCCGCGGACCCAGATGATATTGGCGGGCACGCGCATGCGGCCCCAGACGACCGGGATAGTTTGGCCATAGGCCGATCCCGATAGGTTGAGTTCGGTGAGGCGTGCGCCTTCGACCGTCCGCCGGTCTTGCTGTGGTCCGAACAGCTCCTTGTCCAGGATACCGCCGACATAGGCGCCGAACAGCGCGCCGAGCGATTGACCGAGGCCGCCCGCGATGCCGCCGCCGAGCACGCCGCCGGCCAGCGTCAGGACGAGCTGGGCCACGCTTCACGTCTCGACTTCGAAGGTGAGGTTCGGCAGGCGGTTGCCGAACGGCGTAATGTAGAGGCGCTCCATCATCACGTAGGCGAGGCCGCGATAGGCGGGCGTGCGGTCCGCGCCTTCGACCGCCTGGATGAGCGGGTCCGGCGTCTGCGTCTCGTTGCCGAAATAGACACGCATATCGCCGACCTTGTCGTCCTCGAAGGCATTCCCGTCTGCGAACACGCGGTTCACGCCCGCGATCGGCCCGGCACAAAGACCCACCGCAACGTCTGCGTAATAGTGGTAACTGACGTTGGTGACGGTCTGACCGCCACCACCGCCGCCCTTGCCACCACCGCCAACCGTCTGCGTCTCGGTGCGGACCTCCTCGTCGAAACCGCGCATCCAGATGACGTTGGAGGCCATCCGGCCCTTGCCGTAGAGCAGCGGGATGACGGCGCCATAGCTCGACGACTGCACGCGCAGGTCCTGCATGCGCGCGCCGTAGACGGTCTGGCTTGCGGTGCCGCCAAACAGCTGCTGGTCGACGATACCGCCGACATAGCCGCCGACCAGCCCGCCGATCGCGCCGCCAAGACCTGGCAGCAGCAGGTTGCCGAGCACATAGCCGCCAACGGTCAGAACGATTTTAGCCATCGGTCTTTGGGCTACCCGCGGCGCAAAGTATGTTCATGACGTCCAGGGATACGAGCGATGACGGTCTATCTGACAAAGGTGTGGGGCTTCACCGAGCCGGTCGGTCCACTTCAATTCAGCACCGAAGGCTGGCGTGATCGGGCGCGAAGGTCGCTGCGGCCCGGCGACCTGGTTGTGCTGGTCGGAACCAAAGGCCCGCCCACCGACGAAGATGAACGAGGTCGCTTGCTTGGTATGATGGAGCCGACGACAGAGCCGGTATTGTCCTTGGACTTTGATCTCCCTACACGCCCGGAGCACTTCGACGAATCCGCGAACTACAAATGGCCCTATGGGCTCCTGAACCGAAATGCTTGGCGGCTGCTCGACAGGCCGCTCCTGGAGGACATTTCGGATCGATCATTCAACATGGACGCCGTTCTTGGGCTGGTCGAACTCACGCTTACGGAAGCAGAACACATCTTGGCTCTTCGGCGCACGGAGGCGCCATTACTCACACCGACCGTCAGAGCCCGAGCTCGTATCGACGGACTGGACGCCGTGCGGCGGCGATCCGCCCCTCCACCCTCCACGACACGTCGGGGCGTCATGCACGTGCGCCGGGCACCGGCGTTCACCTATGCGTTGAGGCTGAACGGTGCATCCGCAATCGCATTCAAGATCGGCTGGGCTTTCGACTACAAGCAGCGAACGCGACAGTTCAATACGGCTTCAATGCCCCAGCTTGGCGGCATCTCTTACAGTCCCGTGCTCAATCAGCTCTGGGATACGGCGCGTCAAGCCTTTGCCATGGAGCAGGCTTTGCTTCGTCATTTCGATGCACGCCGACATCCTCACAACGGAGAAGTCATCTTCGGCGTTACGGAGAACGAGCTGCAGTCGGCCTGGATCGATTTTATGCGGCGCTAGCCACATCGGTGATTCCAGGAAAACGGAAGGCATGGCGAAGCTTTGCCCGCCACCAGGGCGAGAAGCCGTGCTCGACCACCTTGCCGGCTTCGCGATAGCAGTGAATCAGGCCGTCGCTAGCCGCGACATAGGCGCAGTGATGCGCCGGTCCCTTGCCGGCGCCGAACAGCAGGATGTCGCCCATCAAGGCATCTGCTGGTTCGATCTCCTCGCAACGCGCCTTGAAGCCGAGATACATGCGCGGCTCGGCGCGGTAGAGATGCCAGGTCTCCGGATAATCGAGCGGGATAGCGATTTCCCCGACAAACGGCTTCGCGACGCCACGGATGAAACCGATGCAGTCGCAGCCGACGCCCTTGAGCGACGCCTGATGATGCCACGGTGTGCCGAGCCAGCTCCGCGCCTCGGCGATCACTGCGTCCCGGGTGAACATTAGCTTTTGATCGGATAAGAGAAGACCTTGTCATTGCCGGGGATGTGCGGCTCGCCACGGAAGTTCAGGATGTTCCCGAAGCGGGCGTGACAGGTTTCCGGCGTCTTGTCGCAGCCGGCGACCAAGCGGACCTGGTCACCGGCAACGATCGGCCGCGGCATGGGCGTGAACAGCTGGATCGACTGGCCGTTGTGCTGCAGCACCTCGGTGGCTGCGCCCGCGTTCGCACCGGTCAGGAAGGTGCAGACGCCGAAAGTGTAGAATCCTGTGGCCCGGACTGTTGGCACCGTGAAGGTATCGCCGCTCGACACCGCTGAAATCGCAAGCTCGTCGGTCAGCGGCCCGAGCACGACCTTGCACTCGTCGCTGCCGAGATCGGTGCGGCAGAGCCGCGAGTAGAGCTTGCCGGCAACTTGTTGCAGCCGATTTGCGATGCCGCGGATTTCTGCGGAGAAGCGATTGTCAGCGCGCTTGACTTCGCCAAGCCAGCCCCGGCGAAGGAGCACGCGCCCTTGCGACAGGTCTGCCCAGTTGACCAAGAAGATGTCGATCCTCGCGCCATCGAACCGGCCGGCGGTGAGGTCTTCCGCCTTGAGCGCGTCGTCATCCAGAAAACCATCCACATCGAGGTTGTCGACCGAGAGGTCCGCGCCCGACTTGATGGCGCTCGGCAGGAATCCGGTTGCGGCCACATAGGTCAGACCGTCGATGACGAGCGGCTGGTCGTGATCGGTGAAGCCGCGGACCCAGCCGTCTGCGCGTTCTAGGCGCCAGCAGGTCGCAAGCGTCGTCACCTCGCCGGCAAGGTGGGCGGCGAGCGCGGCAGACACGTTCTTCATGGTCAGGATCGGATTTCGGTGAGCGCGATCGAGGAGACCTGCTGGATGTGATAGGCGACCGCCACCACCGGCAGGTGATCGGTGTCGAAGCGCACCGGCACGTCGAACCGGAAATCGGCATAGGGCTGGGCGGCAGGCGCCGAGGCGAACGTGACGATGCCGGTCAGGTGGTCGACATCCACCGAGACTGGGTTGCCGTTCACGCGCACAACGACTGTACCGGCCTCGGGCTTGGTGATGGTGCGTTGATCGGCCGAGGGCCCGGAGGCGTATTGCTTGGCCAGCTGCCATACGAGCGGGTCGGCAGTCGCCGAGAGTGGCTGGGCCTCCGCTTCAAAGTCGTTCCAGTCCCGAAATCGGAAGCCATAGGCCCGCCCCTTCCGGGCGCGGAAGAAGGCGATCACCTCGGCCATCTGCTCGCGGGTGCGGATACCGGTCGAGATGTCGTACTTGGCGCGCGCCGCCGACCAGTTGACGTTGCGCTGCTCGAAGCCCGAAGCGACGGCGATGATGTCGGTCGAGAACTCCGGTCCGCCAGTTGCACCGCGCGCCACGGCGTCAGGAAACCGCACGTCGTGGAATCCGGTCAAAGGTTTCGCTCCGCGCGTCGCAGCGCCGCTGCCATGTCGGCGGTGATCTGGCTTTGGGCCCGACGGAACGAGGCGGCATCGGGCGTCGTCACCGCAAAGTTGAGAACGATTGGCGCAGCTTTCGTGCCGCGCTGATAGGCAGCGGCCTCGGCGCGATTGAGGACGCGCTCGCCGCGCTGGAGGATTGCCGGCACTTCGTCGGGCGACAGGAATGCACCGTCATGCAGGCGCGGCGCATTGCGGAAGACCTGTGCGGGCGCCCAGTGCGGTGTCCCGCCCGCGCCGACGACGCCGCCCTCGTGGAACTTGAAGCCGAACAGGCCTCCGAAGAGGCCGCCGACATTGTTGAGCGTCGTCAGGTTGGTCCCGAACAGGAAGTTCTTGAGCGGGTTGAGGACCGCGAGCTTGAGGATTTCCTTTTCGATGTCGGCGAGCGCCGCACGGCCGGCGTCCGCCCATGATTTCCAGTCGGTCTTGCCCTGCGCGATCAAGTTGGCGAAGTGGTTGAAGGTCGTGTCGGTCATGCTCTGCAGGGATTGCATCGCTCCCTGTGAGCGCGCGAGCTCCTGGTTCAGGCGTTCGATGAAGCCCGCATTGGCGAGGATCGCCTGGCCTTCGGCGCTCGCGAGCTCGATGCCCTTCTGGCGCAGCTGCTGCTCGGCCTGCAGCTGGGCGATGATGACGGCGCGCTGCGATTCGCTCGTGCCGGCAAGCTCGATCTGCTTCTGCAGGAGCTCGATCTGGTTCTTCTGGCCTTCGATCGTCTGCAGCGCCGCGGCACGCGCCTGCTCGCCATGAAGGCGCGCATAGGCGCCACGCAACGCATCGATGACGCGCGCCAGTGTGCCCTTGGCGTCGCCTTCGGCCAGCGCCTGCGCGATGATAAGCGGCCGAAGCGCCTGCTCGACCTGCATCAAACGTTGCGCCTGCTCGCTTGAGATCGTGCCCGCCGCGACCGCGTCGTTGAGCTTGCGCTGCGCGGCGGCTTCAGCCGTCAGATCGGTGGCCGATTTCGCGGACTGCGCAGCTTGCTCCGCGATCTGCTCGCGAAGGAGCTCGCGGGCTCGGGTCTCGACATCGACGCCATTCTGCACGGCCTCCGTCAGCGCCTTGCGGCGGACTTCCGCCTGCTGGGCCGCCGCTGCCCCCTTGAGCCAAGCATCCGCCAGGCCGAGCGTTGCCCTGGTGTTGACCTCGACGACACGCGATTGGTCGATATGCGCCTGCGTGGCGTCCGCGCGCGCCTTGGTGCCGGCCCGCGTGATATCGGCTTCCGCCAGGGCGACCGGGAT